GTAAAACTCCTTGATGAATCGGCACTCTTCGTGCGCGGTTTCGCTAGTGAGAAACGGATTGACCTTGTGATACAAGTCCCCCGTGATGAGGTTCTGCACGTAATACCGCGTCTCCCCGTCGCGGATGGTTCCCACTACCGTGAATGGGTAGTCGTCGCCTAGGGAGTGGCGTTGGATGCCGCCGTTACCTGCATGGGCCATGTTCATTCCTCCCCTTCGAAACTCAGTTCATTGACGCGGTCCCAATCGAGCCCGTCAATATCCAAGTCATACCCCCCCTCATCCCGACATGCGAAGTCCGTCGACGAGGTGAAAACAATCCGTTCCAGTTGTGCTGTTGTCATACAGTCCTCTTAAGATGGTTAGTATCTTCGAATTCCGCAACATACTCCGACACCGTGCCAAAGTACCTCCGGGGGATTACCAACACGGGCTTACTCTGCACCGTGGTATAGCTGCGATTCGACGGGCGCAATGGGACACTGCGACGCGTGCGAACGGGTTTACGGACTCCCATTGCGACCTCCTTGCAAGTGAGTCTCATCAGGTGGCGTATCTCGCCACTACCCGGCTTGCTAGGCGCCGGGTTTCGACAGGTCAAGCGTTGTGCACGAATGCGAGTGCAATGACGGCGACAATCCCCCACAAGCGGATGGCGTCCCAGAAGTAATATCGCCCTAGGCGGCGCAAGGCCAGAAGCGATTCGACTGCACGGTAGAGGAGATAGACACCAGCTAAGGCGCCTAGAAAGGCGAGAAAATGTTCCACGTGAAACCTCCTTAAATCCGAATGTTGTTAATGAAGGGTCCGCCACGACGCACAGACACGTAATCGTTGCGCTGGAGCCCGCGAAGAATGTCATTCAACCGTGACGCGGTAGTCGGCGTAGGCCACTCCCGCAACGTCTGGAGATTAATCTCAAAATCCCCCGTGTCGAAGTATCGGGCAATGCGATTGCCGAATAGGTACACGTCCGTATATATGTCGGCACGTGCGACCTCCGTATTACCCTTGCGAAACGACCGGCGCTCTTTCAACGCCTGCACAACGTCTCTACCTATCTGTCTCATCTCTCACCTCAAACGAATGGATTACGGACGGTGCCATGCACCGCGCCCGTATGACACGAAAACGTGTGATCGACAAATCCGGTCACACTTGGTAGGTCTTGGTAGATATCCCACGCAAAGTGCAAGGACACTACCGCCGCGATAAAGACCAGTAGCGGCTTGATCGTGAGGGCGCGCATCAGATGAACCTGTGGTAGTAGCTGCCCGATTCCAGCATGCCGAGGTCGCGCGTGAGGACGACCTCACAGTTTGCATACTCTGCCAGCGCTTGCGCTACCGCGCCCGACTCCGTATCGGCGTCGCAGTAGTAGGCAAACTCCACGCCCTGCTCGTTCTTCAATTTAACACCCCACTGTTTCATCACAGCCTCCATGTTCCACGTGAAACAATCTGGTCTCATCAGTTAGGGCGATACCCTAATACGCCGCAGGCGTGCACCTGACACGGCGTTTCGACCTTGTTTACTTCGACACCTTGGTTGGGTGGTTCAGACTCCACATAGAGAGGGGGATGGCGCCGAACACGATCAGCGTAGACAGGGCAATCTCAAACATGTTCCACCTCCAGACGGTGAAAGTATTCTTCCCGGAAGTCGCCCCATTCGGCAGCTTTGGGGCCGATCAATTCCCCGCCGAACGGCCACAACACGGCGATACAGTCCTGTCCCAATGCCACGCTTGCCGCGTAGACTGCGCGGTAATTGTTGGCAAGCGGAAAGTTCACCTCTGCTACAAACGTATCCTCTCCTTCCAGTGAAGGCTGGATAAGCCTCACCTCATACCGCTCTACTTCAATCCGGTTCGCCTTGAACGTTGCGAGAATATCCTGCACGCTCACATACCCGCCACCCGCACGGAGCAGCCCTACATTAACCATCGCTTTCATACATCCTCCCAATTGGTCTCATCAGAGCACGCATTACGTGCTTACCCCGAACATGCCGGGGTTTCGACCTGATTCAGTCCCCTTCCCCTAAGAAATTCACCAACACCATCAGCGTTACCAGCCCGCCCAGCACCACCGCCGCTTCCCATGCCGCATACACTGCAATCAACGATTCCATCACAACCCCCTATTCGTAGGTTTGATACCACTGCCCGTTGTGGAACACTACTGCCTTCAATCCCCGTTCGGCCTGAAACCTCGCATACACGATTGCCTCCGAATGTTGCTCCGGGAAGTCCTTGTCCTCTACCTGATCGACGGACTCGAAAGCATCGTCCCCATCGCAAATCTCACTCGTCTTGACGCACCACCTATCCATCTTGCCACCCCTCTAAAGTAGAAAAGAACTTGAAGCGTATCTAGCGCCCGAAGCTCTTTGGTATTACTCAACGGACGAGAAAAACTCTTCCGCAACATGCGTTACAACCGGAGCAATGCCAAAAAGCTCCACCCCTTTCGCCAGCATAGCGAAGTGCAACACGTACTCCAGTCCGTACCATGCGGCAGTCATCACAACTACCGTAAGCACCTTGTGGTGTACGGGCGCCCGTTTCACGTGGTGGCACCATCGATCTAGCGTCATACTCACCTCCCCTCGCACTCGCCACCAGCGGAATGCTAGTCGCATGCGACAGGGGAGACCCTGCCTCCTTCTCAATACTCATCGTCATAAAAGTCCGACGCCTCAAACATCGCATCAAACACCGCATCATCCATCCCCAAAAAATGCTTTTCGAACAGATACTCGCCATCCAAGGCATTGCCGAAGTCATCCATGATTAATCGCACCTCAGCGGAACCGTTGCCAGTTCAAACTCTGGATACAACACCTCAGCCTTCACCTGCGCATCATCAACACTAACCGCCTCGACCTCAACATACCCGGCCCCAAACAACCGCACCACATACAACCCAATCTCTTGTTCCATGATCCTGCTCCTGTAGTTGACAAAGGACCGTGCCCTTGGCTTTCGCCGAAGGCGCCGGTCCAGACTCAACTACTAGTCTGGCACCCAACATTAGGGTGCGCTACTGAACTCCCCATCACCTGCGGTCTTGCCTGCACTCGTCCGGTCTTGCTCTGTGCGCTTTCGACTAGTCCTGTCACGGCTAGCTACTCGCTCACTCCACCTAGGGTGCAACGCCTGAGGCATGGGGTACGAATTGTTAAAGAACACCTGTCACGACCGGGCATCTAGAAGGCGGATGCTTGACCAGCGCTCTGCACTAGGGCCGTCTTGCTTGGCTAGCTTGTCATGCTAGTCGGGTGCTGCTACTGCGCGCCGTTAATCACAGAGGTTCGGCTTCTCTGGCGGTACTTCGCGCCGTGCTGGCCACTCCGCTTTGCTACTTTCGCCGTGTTGCTTGGCTTGACTCAATCTTAGGTGCGCAGAGTGCGCAGTGTTATTAGTACAAACCCTAGGTTAGACGACTGTTACACTTACCATGTACCTACTACATACGCCTCGTGATGCCCCATGCATCAGCATGGTGTAAGCACTCACTACACAACGAGTGATGTAAGCACATGCTTCATGCGCCAGCGCAGATGTTGTAAGCGCCTACTACATCCGGAGGTATGTAAGCAGTCCCATAATCCCGTCCTAGGGGCCGGAGGGGGGCAATCGCAACGCTCGCGCGAAAGGCTTTAACCGCATTCGATGTAGCAACAGGGTGCAGTCAATCCCGATCTTGAATGGACTGTGATATGATCTGCGTCATCGATCTGGGTGTAGGCTAGTCCGGTCAAGTCACCTGCCCTGGAAGCAGGAGGTCGCAGGTTCGAATCCTGCCGCCCAGACCACCCCCTTTGGAGTAGACATGTCTCTGATTCACGATGTAGCAAGGCTAGACCTCTCGGGCGCCGACACGGCGGCCATCTGCGCCCAGCTTCTCATCACGCCCCAGATGCATGCCTACCTGACAAAGAACGATGGCTACCAACTGGTCAAGGAGTCTCTCAATGGCACGGACAACGAAGGGCGCCATGAAGGCGGGAAGTGCTCTTTCGGCAATCTTGGGGAAAGGTAAGCTCGGAACCCAGTCGAAGACTGGCGCCCGTCTAAGTGGGACGAAGGGCGGCGCCCGTCCAACCTCGAAGCCCAAGACAGCAGTGAAGAGCATCAAAAGGAAGTAAGTCCCCTACCAACTCAGCAAGAGGCTGATCGATGAAGGTAACGGACAAGAAGGGGGCGGTGCTACAGGAGTCTCCTCCTCAGCCGCCCGCAGACCAATTCCATACGGCTGTTCAAGCCATAGCCGACGAGCGCGTTTCCGATGGCGCCTTCGGCGCCTCGGCGGGCACGGTTCCCGGCGAAGAGCTAGTCACCCTTGACATTGCGATCTGCCGCCGGTACTGCGAGACCGGCAACATGGCCCTCTGCGCCCGTGAGTTCGGCAAGACCGTCTACGAAATCAACAAGATGGCGCGCCAACTCTGGTGGCAAGAAGAGGAGACCCGGTTCAAGAGGGACTCCAACACCATTCTCGACTCCACCTACACCCGCATCCTTGACCGGTCCCTCATCGAGCTAGAGGACCGCATCATCAAGGGCGAGGTGACGGGCGTCAACAAGGACGGCACGAAACGGCGCATGCCCATCACGGCCTCCGTCCTGACGAGGGTGGCCGACTCCGTCTTCATCAAGCGCCAATTGCTGCGCAACGAACCAACCTCCATTCCCGGCGACACAGACCGCATGAACCTGCTCGCCAACAAACTCCGCGCCCTTGGCGCCAAAGACCCGTCCATCATCGACGGTGCCGTCACCGAGGTCCCCCGCGATGAGCAATAAGATCATCATCGATGCGCACCTTGTTGAGGGTTTTATGGAAGCCTTCCTTCATGCCGACCTCGACCAACCAAAACCAACTCCCCAGTTCCACCGAGACCTGTGGAATCTATTCTGTTCGCCCGAACAGAACGTGGCAGTTGCGGCTCCTCGCGGCCATGCCAAGTCCACTGCGGGAACTCACGCCTTCAGTCTCGCAAGCCTTCTATTTGGTTCTGATGACTTCGCCCTCCTCGTGTCCGCGACCGAAGCGCTCGCCGCAGGGCATCTTGCAAATCTCACCAGAATACTTACGGACAACCATGACCTACGAACCGAATTTGGTGTACGGGTCTTGCGGGCTAACGAAACCCAACTGGTAGCGGAGGCAGGGGGTCGAGAGTTCTGCGTCGTAGGTAAGGGCGCTGAACAAGCCGTCCGTGGCCTTCTCTGGCACAACAAGCGCCCCTCCCTCATCGTCGTCGATGACTTAGAAAACGACGAAGCAGTCATGTCAAAGGAACGCCGTGAAAAACTCAGAGACTGGTTCAACAACGCCCTCCTTCCGTGTGGGGCCGATAATCTGCGAGTACGGTTCCTTGGGACAATCCTACATATGGATTCGCTACTCGAACGGCTACTTACAGACCCTGACAATGGATGGGTGGGTCGTCGCTTCCGCGCCCATAAATCGTTTGACGACTTTGGCGAAATTCTCTGGCCCGAGAAATTCACGGAGGCACGCCTTCGTCGAGAGCGGCAGCGGTACATATCGGCAGGCAACCCCTCGGGCTACTCTCAAGAGTATCTCTCTCACCCTGTTGCGGAAGCGGACGCCTACTTTCGGAAGAGCGACTTCCGTGCAATGACGGCGGCGGATCATGAAGAACCTAAGACGATGTACGCGGCGATTGACTTCTCGATTGGACAGTCCGATAAGGGCGATCCCACTGCCATTGTTGTTGGTGGAGTTAGCCCTGATGGCCTACTTCATATTGTGGAAGTTATTGCCAAGCGTCTGGACCCTCTTGAATCGATAGAAGAGATGTTCCGCCTCCAGGAACTTTACAACATCGACTTCTGGGTCGTCGAGGACGAGAATATCGCCAAGACCATCGGGCCGTTCTTGGAAGCCGAGATGCGGAAACGAGGGCGCTATCTATCGATTGAAAGGATTCGCCCCCACAAGGACAAGCAGGCTCGTGCCACTTCCATCCAAGCCCGGATGCGGGCAGGCGGCGTCCACTTCGACTGCGACGCCGAATGGTGGTTCTCGTTCTACGAAGAGATGATAAACTTCCCGCGTGGGAAGAACGACGACCGAGTTGACGCCCTGGCGTGGCTTGGCCTCTACCTCAACAAACTCTCCCCCTCTCTCACCCGCCGCGAGCTTGACGAACTGGAGTGGGAAGAGGAGATGGAAGAATCTGGAGCCTTAGATGAAGGACGCAACCCTATCACTGGGTACTAGCAGCGATGCCGCGCCCGTTGAGGTTCACCCGCGAAGAGGGGCGACACGAGGGCGCGCAGAACCGGATGTCAAGGGCGCCGAAGGCGGCGAGCGTAGCGAGCGAACCCTTGCACATCTGGGAGCGCCCGAAGTAAGCTCCTCCGTAGCGGTGAGCCGGGAGGGCGACGGCGAGCCCTACTCTCCCTACCCCACTGAAGATTGTGACGCCTGCCCTTGTGGTCTACCTATTTGGAATTGCAATCATGAGTGTTACTGACTTCGAAGATCAGGCCCCGGCTAATGCTCCGTGGAACCTTGAACACTTCATCGCGCTCGACGAGAAGTTGATGCGCTCCTCGAACCTCGTCGACCGTTTCGACGAGCATGACCTCGACACCCTCGGTGCGATGGTCAAGCAGGACTTCGACAACGACCGGGTCTCTCGCCAAGAATGGGAAGAGCGGATGCAGTTGGCTATGCGCCTAGCCCTTCAAGTCACCGAGAAGAAGACCTTCCCGTGGCCGGATGCCGCCAACGTCAAGTTCCCTCTCTTGACTATTGCCGCCCTTCAGTATCAGTCTCGCGCCTACCCCGCGCTGGTCAACGGTGGACAACCTGTCGCTGCTCGTCCGCTACAGAAAATGCCTAAGCTGACGCTGCCTACGATGCCTCCTGCCCAGCCGGGTCAACCGCCTGACCCCCAGGCGCAGCAGGCTATGCAGCAAGCCCAGCAGCAAGCTCAGCAACTCAAGGCCAAGTTCGATGCCCTGACCCAACAGGCCAACGAAATAGCCGACCACATGTCTTATCAAATCCTCGAAGAGGACGAGACCTGGGAAGAGAACCACGACAAGATGCTCTTGACCCAAGCCATCATGGGGTGCGCCTTCAAGAAGTCCTACTTCGACCCCATCCTGTGCCACAACGTTTCGGAGTTTATCTCCCCGAAGGACATCGTCGTGTCCTACTACACCAAGGACATTGAGCATGCCCCCCGCCTTACCCACATCATCTACCTCGACCCTAACGCCGTCTACGAGCGCCAAGCCCGAGGAATCTTTGCCGAGTTCAAAGAAGGTTCCCCCCGAGCCGAGCCCCGACTCCGCTACATGCTCGAAGAAGAGACCGACGACCGACAAGGAATCCGGCCTGTCGTGGCCGACCACGATGCTCCATACGAGTTGCTGGAACAACATCGCACGCTCGATTTGGACGGCGACGGCTACGCCGAACCATACATCGTCACTGTTCGCTATGATACGGCCCAAGTGCTGCGAATCGTGCCGCGTTTCACTCGCAAGGATGTTACTTTCCTACCCTCCGGAAAACTCATCCGAATCAACCCTCTGACGATGTTCACGAAGTATCCTTTCATCCCCTCGCCGGATGGTGGCTTCTATGACCTCGGATTCGGTGCTCTACTCGGGCCGCTCAATCACGCCATTGATTCCTCGCTCAACCAGATGCTCGATTCGGGAACCCTTGCCAATGCTGGAGGGGGCTTCCTTGGGCGCGGGTTCAAGAATAAGAAGGGCGAGTATCGTTTCCGCCCCGGCGAGTGGAAGACTGTTGATGGAAGTGGAGATGACATCAGGAAGAGTGTTGTTCCTCTGCCCCCTCCACCGCCTAACCAGTCGCTCTTCCAACTGCTCACCCTCCTCATCGAGTATGGACAGCAGATCGCTGGTGCGGTTGACATTCTGCAAGGTAAGAACCCAGGTCAGAATACTCCGGCTGAGACTTCCCGTGCGATGGTAGAGCAGGGCATGAAGGTGTTCAACGGCATCTTCAAGCGGACGCATCGGGCTTTCACTCAGGAGTTGCGCAAACTGTTCCGCCTGAACTGCGTGTTCCTTGACGAGAGCATGCCGTACTTCGCTCAGTCAGCCCCGCCGCAGTCTAAGGCAGCAGCGCACCTCTACAAGAATGCCGAGGTTACGATCCGCCCTAGCGCCGACCCGTTCTACATGTCGGACGCCCAACGCTACAACCAAGCCTCGTCGCTGATGCAGGCGGCAATGGCGGCTCCAGGCTACGACATCTATCAAGTCCATCGTTACTACCTTCAAGCCCTGAAGGTCCCTGACATCGACAAGTTCCTACCTGATCCTAAGGGTCCGTTCGCCGTTCCGCCTCCGCAGAACCCGAAGCTTCAGATCGAGCAACTCAAGCAACAGTCGGCTCAGGCCAAGCAGCAACTCGACTTCAAGATCAAGCTCCTCGACTTGGTCTCCAAGGCTGAGTTGCAACAAGCCCAAATCAAACTCTTGGAGGCACAAGTTGTTCAAACTCTTGCTGAGGCGAAGGGTGTGGATACTGGGCATCAGATTGCGCTTATTGAGGCGCAAATCGGAGCCGCGAAGAACAAGCAAGAGGGAACGCTGGAGGCAATCAAAATCCTCCACTCAATGATGGGTGGCAACGATAAGGAGAGCGATGGTGGCAAGGACAGTAGTGGTGGAGGAGGAGGACTGGGTGCTCTTCTCGGCGCATCCGGTGCAACAGGCGGTCAAGGCGATGCTGGAGCGGCACCTCCGGGAGTTGGAGGAGGAGGAGCTAGCCCGTTTTAGGGGTGGCGTGGGATTAGATGATCCGCATGAAGAAGCAGTTCGTAGAGCGAAGGCTATCGGTGCGCATGAGGTGTACTCTTATTTACTAACGATGGATGAAGAGGACCTATGGGACGACCAAGCATAGCGCAATGTAGAGGTAAGTTTTGCAGCAACTGTAATTTGATACTTGGTCATGCCGGAGATAGTGAGGTAGTTCTTTTAAACTGTGTGTCATATCTAGAAAGAGGAAGACATCAATGACAACGAAGTGGAAGCCGAGTGGTAACAAGGTCCTGATCTTGATGGACCCGCCCGAAACAACGACTGCGTCCGGCATCATCATTGCCGCTCCCGGTACGTTGGAAGGTCGTGCTGAGATGCAACAGATGGAAGGTACTGTGGTTGCTTTGGGGGCGCAAGCCTTCCACGACCAACCGGCAGACTGGGTCAAGGTGGGCGATAAGGTCCGCATTGCCAAGTTCGGAGGTTGGCTGTTTCAAGAAGGCGACCTGAAGAACAAGGTCAATTACCGAGTCGTTCACGACTTGGACATCATGATGGTTCTGGGGGAATGACATGGCTGATATAAAAGATGTGTTGGGTGGTGGCGGCGCCGATGAAGGTGGCGGTGACGACCACATCGTGGCGGAAGCTCGTGAGCAAGGCTGGGTCCCACTTGCCGAATGGCGCGGTGACGAAGCCGAGTGGTCCGATGCTGAGACCTTCGTCAACCGGGGCAAGCAGATCAACCCGATCCTGCGCAAGACTCTCGCCAAGAAGGATGCGGAGATTACCCGCCTTAGGCAAGAGATGACGGAGCAGGGCGCCACCGTCAAGGAAATCCGGGAGTACCTCAAGAAGGTTGAGGACAACGCGATGACCAACGCCCTCCGGCAGTTGAAGGAGCAGCGCCGGGAAGCCCTAGCCAACGGCGATGCCCTTGCCGCTGAGGACCTCCGTGATCAGATGGATGAGTTGAAAGCGGCACCTTCCTCGATCCCCGAGGTCAAGGCTCCTGCCAAGCAAGACCCTACTGTCCACCCGGACGTGCAGGAGTGGATGTCCGAGAACCCCTGGTTCGACGACCGCAAGAATCCAGAACTGGTGGAGTACGCCAACGGCGCAGCTTTATCCATTCAAGATCGGGAAATGAAGAAGCCCCAGGCCGAACGACTCACCCCCAAGCAAGTCCTGGCCGAGGTTGCCAAGAAGACTCGCAAGGTCTTCGCCAAGCAGTTCGAGGAGTTCGAATCTCCTGCCCCAGGTATGGTCGAAGGTGGTGGCGGCGGTGGCTCCTCCTTCACCCCGGCCAAGTCTGGCAAGGGCTTCAACTCTCTCCCCGCCGAAGTCAAAGCTCAGTTCGAGCGCTTCTACAAAGCGGGCTTCTATGTCGAGGGCGATAAGAAGATGGACAAGGCCAAAGCCCAGGCCGAATACTTCTCCAACTACCAGTAAGGAACCATCATGAGCAAGCAAGACCAGCACGAAGGCATCCCCACCCGTGAGGCTATCGCGCCGCAAGTACGGTCCATCACAGATCGCGAAACGGCGGGCCGTTCCCGCCGTCCGATGCTCGGCGGATCGAAGCTTGGTGTCGATTGCAGCAAACTTATGGCAAGTGGGTTATACTGCCACTGGATCAACGACTATCCCAATAGGGTGAATGAGGCCCTGGCTAACGGATACGAGTTCGTCTCCCAGAGTGAAGTCGAGATAGAGCCGGGAATGGGCGCTGCAAGCGCTGACTCCGGCGACCGAGTTAGCCGTATCGTAGGGCACACCGAACAGGGCGGGCCGCTGGTAGCCTACTTGATGAAGATCAAGCAGGAATGGAAGAACGAGAACGATGCGTTCTACCAGAAGCGGGCCGCAGCAATCGACAAGGCCATTCGAACGGGAACGACTACGCCGGTGGAAGGTGCCTACATTCCGAAAAGTGGCATCGACTACGGCTCGACGACTTCATAATTCTGGAGAATGACAATGGCAAACCCTGCCGCTCCGCATGGCCTCCAGCCGGTCCAGACCCAGGACGGAAATCCCTGGAACGGCAAGGCGAACCTGTACCACATCCAGTCGACCGACACCAAGGCTTACTACAATGGCGACATTGTTCAGTTGGTCCCTGCTGCCGGTCTGAACGGCTCCACGCAAGGTTCGGACATCAACGGTGTCCCGAACATCACCGGCTTCACCGGTTCCCAGACAGCTTGCTTGCCCATCGGCGCTATCGTCGGCGTGCAGGTTGCCCCTATCGGTGTCGGCGCTGGTCAAACTCAAGGCACCGCAGTCAACTTGAACCTCCAGTTCGTGCCAGCCGCCAAGCTGAACGACTACTACGTTTGGGTGGCGGACGATCCTTCGCTGCTATTTGAAATCCAAGGCTCGGCTTCTCTCGCGGCAGCGCAAGCTACCACGGTGGGTTCCAACGCCTCGTTCTTGCCCACGGCTCCTGCCAACACAATCGGACCTCTCTCGGCAACGGTGGTGGATACCATCGCTGTGACGGCTACCCTGCCGCTGAAGATCGTCGGAATTCCCTACCGCCCCAACGTCGCATTCGGTGTGAACATGCCGCTGTTGGTTGTCTTCAACACGCATCAGTACGGCAAGCCGTCTCCTGGCACTGTCGGCGTCTAAACCTAACCACAACGGAGAATCATCATGGCAGTTGGTGGCATCATCAATACAGGCACCCACCCCAAAGCCTTGTGGCCGGGTATCAAGGCGTGGTGGGGTCGGACCTACGCGGAGCATCCCGAAGAATGGCCGATGCTCTTCGAGCAGGACACCTCGCACCAGAACTACGAGGAAGATGTCCAGATCACCGGCTTCGGGTTGGCTCCGGTCAAGCCCGAGTCTGGCGGTACGATCTACACCTCGGAACTCCAGGGCTTCATCTCCCGCTACGTCCACCTCACGTACAGCCTCGGCTACATCGTGACGCAGGAAGAGTTGGAGGATGACCTCTACGAGAAGGTGTCCAAGCGGCGTGCTGCGAGTCTGGCATTTAGCTTCCGCCAGACCAAAGAGAACGTCGCAGCGAACATCTACAACAACGCGTTCACCACCGGCTTCAACGGCGGCGACGGAGTGAGCTTGCTGAACGTGGCTCACCCGAACACCTCGGGCGGTTCGTTCTCGAACATGCTCGCAGTGGGCGCCGACTTGTCGGAAGCGTCGCTCGAAGACCTCATCATCCAGATCATGGGTACGGCGGATGACGTGGGCAACCTCATCAACATCATGCCGCAACGCTTGATCGTTCCGCGTCAGGAATGGTTCAATGCCAACCGAATCATGAAGTCGGTGTTCCAACCGGGCACGGCCAACAATGACATCAACGTCATCAAGGCTACTGGCGCCATCCCAGGCGGCATCCACGTGAATCATTACCTCACGTCGCCGCATGCGTGGTTCCTCCGCACCAACTGCCCGGACGGCCTTAAGTCCTACACCCGTGTCCCAATCTCATTCGAGCAGGACAACGACTTCGACACCGACAACGCCAAGGCGAAGTCCCGTGAACGGTACTCGTTCTTCTGGACCGATCCTCGTGGTCTCTTCGGGTCGAACGGGCCGTAATCTGGAGAACGTCATGCCTCTGAAAAAGGGTTCATCGAAGAAGACGGTTTCTTCGAACATCTCTGAGTTCCACAAGGGCAAGACGTTCGCCAAGACGGCGAAGAAGTTCGGGAAGGCCAAGGCGAATAAGCAAGCCGTCGCAGTGGCCCTCTCAACTGCCCGCAAGTCCAAACGGAAATAGATCATGGCCGACTCTCGCAATCGGAAAGATTACAAGCTGGGCGTGCAGGCAGCAGGCGTGTCCCTCCCCAACACTCCCTTCAAGGCAGTGCCGATGACGGCAACGCCCGTGTCGAAGCGCAACCCTGGCCTCGGTGCAAAGACAATCGCCCATCCGTTCAAGAACGGTAAGCCCCAAATCTAAGGAGCGGTCATGGCCGTAGTAGCTTCTCAACCTCCGGTTCGGCAGACTTCGGGCGGCACGCCTGATGCCCCGTTCCAACCTCTCGCTGATTGCGGCAATTGGAACCCGTTGTTCTACCACGCCTTTGTCGATGACTTCGACCAGAGCTTGGGGATCACCGGGGCTTATGTCAATATCGGAACCACGCCGACGAATGCTGTAGTTGCCGGTGATGGTGGCATTGCTTCCTTCACCACGCTGGTTGCTGCCGGTTCCTTTGCTGGTGTGCAAACTCCGGTGGGCGGTTTCACTGTCAACACCCCCCCGAAGAAGGTGTTCTGGGAAGGCCGCTTTCAGATGGCGAACGTAACCACCCAGACGTTTCTGGCTGGCTTGATTGCGACGTTTGCGGCTCCGGCCACCCCTACGGTGGTGAATGGCGTGTACTTCAGCAAGGCCGCTGGTGGCGTACAACTGGTGGGCAACGTGACGGTGGCTTCGGCCACGGTCTCGGTGAACATCCCTCTGGGCGCTCTTGCCCTGACCAACGCAACCTACTTCGACCTCGCCATCTACATCACCCGCCAAGGTGACGTAGAGTTCTACGCCGATACGCAGTTGGTTGGCTTCGTACCGCAGTCGAACATCGGCACCACGAACGGCCCGAACAACGCTGGTTGTGTAGCCCGCTTGACGGCGCCGACTCTTCCGACTGTCCCACTGTCTCCGACGATAGTGTTCGGCAACGGGGCCACGGGAGCTATCATCGCCGGTCTGGCGGACTTCCACCAAGCCCAGAAGGAGCGGTAAGATGGCCTCGAATGCGACTCAGATTGAAATCGATGGGCCGCGTAATGTGGTTACAAAAACCACAGGGGATGACACGGCTCCAACACCCGCCTTGCCAGCGTTTACGATTATTCAAGACCCAACTAACGGGTCCTTGAGTGACATGAACCCTGGCATGAGCGGATTACACCCGGCCACCCGCTTGCGCATTGACTGCATTCAGTATTCCATTTCGGACGGCATCGCTATCCAGTTGTACTGGAATGCCACCACACCTATCCTCATCACAGAGTTGTCAGGCCGGGGTAAGATAGAAGCCAAGTGGTTCGGGGGATTGCAAAATAATGCCGGTGTTGGTGTGACAGGGGCCATTAGTTTTTCGGTAATCGTTATCGATGCCCTGGCAGCGGGTACAGTTACCTGGACCCTGATGCTTCAAACTGTCAAGTACCGCCCCATCAGTGTTGGCGGGGCTTAACTTAGGAGTAATTTATGGCTATCGCTACTGCAACTATCACCACCGAAACCGCAGACCTTCCGGACGGATTTGCGTCATTTGAGGGTTATGTGTTCAGCCTGGATCATGCCGCAGGCACGGGGCATATTGAATCGCAGTCGGTTACCACCGACACCTGCACCTTCGCTACCGCCTTGAACCCAGGCGACTACACGGTCACTGTTCAAGCCAATGGCCTGATGACAGTCAATGGGGTAGCGCCTCTTGGCAATCCCGTGACAACCGCCTTTACGGTCCCGGCTGTGGTCGTGCCGCCTGCTACCTACCAATCGCCCACTGGCGTAACGGTTACGCTTTCGTAGGAGGTTATATGGGCCTGTATTCAAATCCCATTGCCTTATCGGTTGTGACGGAGGGGGTTGCGCCAGAACCTCTTCGGGTAGGGGAACGTGTCCTGTGGAAAGGTATCGAAGTACGTATTGTAGCTTTCCACCCCGGCTTGATTGAAGCCAGGAACCAGACTCTTTTGGTTCATGCCTCCCCGGACCAATTCACCTCCTGCTAAAATCTGCGGTATAATCCCGCAACGAGTCTACGTAGTGAGCCCTCTCCCCGAGGGCTTTTCCTAGTTTATGGAGCGTACTCGTGGCTACTCAACTGTTCTACATCTGCGACGTGTGTGGCAATCAAAGCCTCAACAAGTCGAACTTCAATACCCCCGTCCTGGCTGGCGCCGCTTCGAATCTCGTCGCAGTGATCCCATCTGTCCTGCTCTGCAACCCCTGCTGCACTGAACTCGGCGCCGCTGCGAACGTGACCTTGACCGCTCGCCAGGGGATCAATGCGGGGGTGACGTTGCCATGAGCGGGAATCGGGGTTACTTCAAGCTGGGCGACTACAACGCTATCTGCCGGGTCTGCGGGTTCAAGCGCAAGGCCAGCGAGTTGCGTCTGCGGTGGGACGGCGTCTACGTCTGCAAGGAGGACTGGGAACCGCGCCAGCCCCAGGACTTCGTTCGCGGTGTGCCCGACGAGCAGGCGCCGCCCTGGACCCAGCCCGAGGTACGGCCTGTCTTCCTGCCTCTCGGCCAACTCGGCCTCGGCGCCGGTCCTGCAATCCTCGGCGGCACCCCCAACCCTGGCGACGGCGTCACCCCAACCGAGGGCGTCGAGTACGGCAACCTCATCATCGGCACTCCCGCCGTCTACCGCAATCGCATCCTCCAGACGCCCGGTGTCGACTACAACCTCACGTCCAATTTCGGCAACCTCACCTTCACGTCTTCCCCCAACGAAGGTGATGTGTTGACATGGTCAGGCACGTGGAAAGACAACGCTCTGGTTCTCTGGACTATCGTTCAATTCCAGTTCGCCACTGGCGACGGCTCGACCACTTCTTACATCCTCTACGCAGCGAGTTGAGATGAGCACCACTTTTAGCGTTAGCCGGGACGATGTCATCAACAGGGCTCTGAGGCTCTGTGGCACCTACGACGCCACGAACCCGCCGACCAGCCAAGACTACCAGTATGTGAGTCTCGCCTTCAATATGATGATTAAGGCGTGGATACTCCAGGGCCAGCCTATGTGGAAGGTGGTCGAGACGGTGCTGCCGCTGGTGGCGGGACAGAGGACGTATCAGATTGGGCCGTATGCCACCGGCACTGGCTCACTCGTGACGACCCGCATCTTGAAGGTGCAGCAGGCGTTCGTCCGGTTCAACCCCACCCAGTTCGATACTCCCATCGATCAACTCTCGATTCAAGAGTACAACATGTACGGAAGCAAGAACTCCCTGGGCGTAGTGAACTCGATGCTCTATCGCCCGTTCAATGACAACAACGGGAGTATCGAACCGCAGAACTCTGAAATCTTCGTCTACCCCACTCCTGCCGATGACAACTACTCGTTGCGGATGATTGGCCTCGTGACGCTGAACGATGTCGAGATTGGCACTGACCCGGTCGACTTCCCCCAGGAATGCTACATGGGGTTGACGTGGTGCCTTGCCAATGAGATCAGCCTCGAATACGCCACGTCTCTCGACCGCGTCCAGATGATCCAACAGCGCGCGGCGAAAGCCTACGAGGACATGATTAACTGGTCGCAGGAGAACACGGACTCGGTCAGGTTCCTCTACGATACCCGGAGCCGGTAATGGATCAACCGCCAGTCCGCTTCCCTCTTGTCGAGCCCCTGGAGAACAGGGACGCTACCACCTCGACCGATGCGAAGGTCCTCAACGGGATCATCGAGCAGTCGACTCGGGGGACTCTGCGCGTCATCAAAAGGCCGGGGCAAAGGTTGGCGTTCCAGGGGACGGTAGGTATTGGGCAGGGCATCGACAACTACCTCGGCAACCTCTACTCCATCTCGGGCGATACGCTCAATGCGTTCGGGGCGTCCTCCATCGTCCTGACCGCTCAACAGGTCACAGGGTCGGCTACCTTCTCTACCCGCACACTGCCTATGGGAGTTGGCTTCCAAGGCAAGCTGTGGATATTCGGTGGCATCAATTCGGCAGGAGTCCCACAGAACGATATCTGGTCGTCGGTCGATGGCTTGGCCTGGGTCAACAATGGGACGGCGGCATGGTTCCCCAGGGGCGGCGCCTCGGTCATCGTCTTCAACAACACCCTCTACCTGATGGGCGGGACGACTGGTGTTGGCTCGGGCAACATCGTCTTCGGGGATGTGTGGTCGACCCCCGATGGGATCAACTGGACTCAGATCAGTGCGGCGGCATTCGGCCCTCGGTTCTCCTTCGGCGTCACCGCCTCCTCTTCTCTCATGTACATCGCAGGGGGTACAGCCGGTCCCGCCTCCAACGGAGCAGGCAACACCTTCTACTCCGATGTCTGGTCTTCCCCTGACGGCGTCTCGTGGACGCAGTGCGCCAAGGAAGCCCCGTGGGTTGCCCGCTCGAACCTCGGCTTCTTCTGGATGGGCACCAAGCTGACGGTCGTCGGCGGACAACTGTCGGACCCTTTCCACTTTGCAACCTCTGATTGCTGGACCTCCCCCGATGGCACTACTTGGACCCGCTCATCTTCAAACCCGTTCGCTGTTGCGGCATCTGGTGTTTGGCCTATTGCGGCGTTTGACTCCTACGGGCAAGACTTCCCTATCCCGAGCCCGATCACGGTTTCTGGTGGCACTGGCGGCACGGGAGCAACAGCTTATGCTTTTACAGACTTTGATGACGATGGGGATGGGGACAAGTCAGCCCTCGGACCCTACGTACAAGTCACCTTCGGCAACGTCGGAAGCGGCTACACGGGAGCCCCGAACGTAGCCTTTGGCCTGAACGTTGGGTTCAATGCTGGCGCCTATGCGATGCTGGACGGCACCTCCAACGGCGGGGCCAAACAACTCCAGGCCACTACCCTGAACGGTGTCGTCTACCTCCTCGAATACAGCGCCTCCGGCTCTGACGTTCAACGTATCTGGTCGACCACGGACGGCGTGACCTTCGAGAATACGGGCACCAACTTCTCGGCGGGGTGGCCGGTACGAAGTGGCGGCGCCTTCTTCGGCTTCGGCAATCTCTGGGAGATTGGTGGGGAAGCCACGGCAACCTCCACCTTCTACGATGACGTGTGGCTGGTCGACTTCACCGGCTTGACGGTGGCCCTGGCCCCTAACGTAGCAGGCGGCTTCTACCACTTCACTCAGACCGCTACCTCGATCACCACGCCCCTGCTGGTGTTCAAGTCGACGCATGACCTGTACTCGTTCAACTCGAACCTGAACGCCCTGACGAAGCTGTCGAACGTTCCTAACTACCCAACCGTCACGGTCCCTGGCATCGTCTACCTCGATACCTTCTTCTTCGTGATGGACCCCGAAGGGCAGATTTGGAACTCGGCAGAGAACGACCCTTCGACGTGGACTGCCTTAGGCTTCATTGCAATGGAGAACGAACCAAACGGTGGGGTGGCGATTGCCAAGTACCTCAACTACGTGGTGGGCTTCGGTGTGTGGAGCATGGAGTTCTTCGCGGATGCGGGTGTACCGCCGCCCGCTTCCCCGCTCCTGCCCAACACGTCCCTGCCTTCGCTGGTTGGGTGCGCCGCTGGCGAGTCGGTGATCGAGATGCAGAACTCGGTCGTGTGGATCGGCCAGACCCGGCGTGAAGGTGCCTCGGTCTACATGATCCAGAACTATATGCCGGTGAAAATCAGCACAGCGTTCGTCGACCGTATCCTCCAGAACGATCCGTTGAATAACATCTCGGCGTTCTCGGTGGATCAGTACGGCCATAGCTGCTACGTGTTGACCTTGCGCACGACTAACATCACGCTCGTTTATTCGTTCGACTCGGGCCTGTGGACCATCTTCACGTCCAACACGCAGAACCCGACTCAGCAGGTTACGCTGTTGGAAGCGGACCCGTATGGCACGGTGACGGCAGTGGTGCCCAACAACGGCTCCTCGGATGGCGATCCTGTCGTTATCCAGGGCGCCGTCATCCCGGACTACAACGGCATCTTCAACATCACGGTAGTCGACACCAACACGTTCACGTACCAGATCGGTACGGCTCCGGCAGGGAATCCTGGCAATGCTGGGTTCGCCAACTTCTCGGAGAACTGTTTCCGTCCGGTCGCCAGTGCCCAGGTGATGGACTTGGACTATCTTCAGGACCCGACGAGCGGCGCCATCTACGTACAGGACTCGACTGACGTGACGGACAACGGTGGACCTATCGACCTCCAGATCATCACCGACCGGTACGATGGCGGCATAAGCCAGTGGAAGGTCTGCCGCCGTATCACCCTCATCGCGGACATCCAGTCCTTCAACGTGATGGTGAGTTACTCGGATAACGACTACCAGTCGTATTCGTCTAGCCGCTTCATGAGTACGCAGCAAGGGCAACGGGCAACGGTGACACCGGCAGGCAGGTTCCGCCGCAGGGCATTCAAGATTCGCCACACTGAACCAGTAGCATTCCGGGCCGAAGCCCTTGAGTTAGAAATTATTTTGGGAAGCTTCTAAAATGGACCCATCTTCGCTGGCACAACTTCTCTCGGGCATCTTCAGTGGTGCTGCGGGCATTTCGCAACTCGGCTCGGCGGGGACTAACGCTGCGGCGGGCGCTGCTGCGGCTTCCCCCTTCGGCGGACAGTATGCCAACTACCAGCCGATGGTGAGCGGGCAGTTGGCTAACACGGGCGCCGAAGCCACTGCCGGGTCACAGTTGACCACAGGGGCGGGCAACGCTTTGATGGGGGCCAACACTGCTGTCACTGGTGATCCGGGGGCTCTTTCCACGGCGCAGAACCTGACCTCCGCACTCAACGGCCAGATCAGTGGTATCGCCGGGTTGAACACTAACGCCGGGTCGACGACCGCCTCCGAGAACAACGCAGGCTCAAACCTCACGAGCCAATTGTCTGCGCTCGCCGGTAACTACATGAGCAACCCCGCCATCCAGGCGCAGTACCAACTCGGGCTCAACTCGGCTACTCGCAGTGCTGCCTCCAGTGGCACGGCTGTCTCGGGCGCGGCTCTTACCCAACTCGAACAGTACGGGCAGCAGTACGCTTCCGGCGCCTACCAGCAGACCTTCAACGATCTGGTCACAGGCTCGACGACCGCCAACAACGAGAACCTCCAAGCCACGCAAGAGCAGGCCGCGTTGCAGGGGCAGACCTTCAACCAAGGGTTGGCGCAGAACCAAGGTGAAGCCTCCTTGCTCCAACAACAAGAGCAGAACGAGATGGGGTTCAACAGCGCCGCTGTCACGAATCAGCAGGACACGGCCAGCAACCTCATGAGCCAGATCAGCGGAGCAGGGTCCCTCTACAACGCCTCGACTGGCAACATCAACAATGCCAATCAGGGGTTGTTGAGTTCCTTGGGCCAGTTGAGCGGGGCTACCACAGGTTCGCCGGGAGCAGCGGGGCAGATTCTCTCGGGCCAGTTCGCCAACACGAACACCGCACTCGGCAACATCGGCGCCGGTATCACGGGAGCAGGGTCCGCTTTGGGCAGCAGCGCAGGCAGCTTGTTGTCCAGCCTTTTCGGCGGCAACTCCTCCGGCATCTCTGACAGCCTGTCCAGTCTCTTCGGCAGTGGCTCCGCTCAGGGGGCATTGAGCGGTCTGACAGTGGATGGGCTGGATAGTTCCCTCGGCTCTTCTGCAAGTGGCGGCTTCGAGTCCCTCCTGTCGGGCGGTACTGACTCCGGCGTGAGTGATGGGTTGAGCGCTCTCTTGGGGCTGTGATGGATAACTTTCTGACACAAGCCCTGAGCGTCAAGCAGAACGACCCCAGTGCTAACCCCCTCGCCTCGATACAGAACTTGAAGGCGCTGTATGGGGGGAATGGGTACAACTCCAATCAGGTGAACTCGAACCTGGGGAACCTTCTGACTACGGCGTTGGGGGGAACTCAGTCGGCGGGGTCCGCTGTGAACGGCAAGGGCGGCTCAGCCAACCAGGGCAGCGGTGGCGGGGCTGCTGGCAGCGGGCATGGTGCAGGAGTAGGGGGGACAGCTTCCAGCCAGTTTGGCGGCGATTCAAGCGCTCTCGGCTCGGTCATGGGCGGTATAATGGGCCAGATCGGGAGCATGGCAATTGGGGGCCTTATCGGTGGGCCGATTGGCGGTATCGTCGGGCTCGCCCTCAGCCTCGGCGTCAAGACAGCAGTCAAGAACGCTCCAGGCGGCGACTCGAACGCAATGTCGGCGGGGCAGACCAATGCCAACGCTGCGGCCCTCGGTGCCACATCTGGTGTCGCTGGAGTCGGTGCCAACACGGCAGGCTTCGCAGGCCCCGGCCAGTCGGCGGACTCGGGCGCCAATGCTGAAGGCGCGGCCAGCAGCGGACAAGGAACAGACTCCGGCGCCCTCGGCGGTCCCGGCGCAGGCACAGGAGTAGGCTCCTACGGCGGTGGGCAAGGAGATGGCGGCGATGGTGGTGACGGCGGTGGAGATGGTGGGGAAGGTGGTGGTTCTGGAGGAGGTGACTAAGCATGGCTGATTCTTTGTTTGATATTGCATTCCGAGGCTACTCGGCGCCCATCCAAGCGGAGCAGGAGAAGGCACGCACCGACTATCTGAAGACAACCAACGAGGCCGCTAAGGTGGAGTTGGCAAATCAGAAGTCGATGCAGGATGGCATGCAGCAGATTTGGGGACCCGGCGCGGGATTGACGGCAACCGATGCGGCATCCAACCCAACGCCCGACATGCTGCCTAAACTTCAGGCAACCGCTGGTCTGATGTTCAAGACGGGCAATGTCAAGGAGGCGGGCTCTCTGCTGTCGTCTATCTCGATGGCGGGGTATCGTGCCGCCGAGACTAGCAAGCTCCAGCAGTCCAACCAGCAGAACAAGATGAAGGCGGTAGGAGGCATCCTCAGCGCGGTTGATTCGCAAGAGGCTTACAACGCTGCACTGCCGGAACTCCAGGCGGCGGGTGTGGATATCTCGACGTTGAACCTGACGGGTGACTATCAGCAGGATGCGCCCAAGCTTCAGCAGATCGCCAAGTCGACGATGACCGCCGCCCAGCAGACCACGGCCTCCGATAAGGAGCAAGCCTACAAGGGATTGAACTCCTACCGCAGTGCTCGCCTGTCTCAACTCGACCAGGGCCTTGGCATCAGCATCCAGAAGCTCAACCTTGAGCAGAAGCGCACCCAGGATGCGGAGTTCATGCAACATCATAAGGTGGGTGAGGACGCCATTCGGGACCAGCGGGCGCAGGAAGGACTCGACATGCACAAGCTCGGGGACACGGCTCGTCAGGCGGCGAATGCGGCCAAGGTGCAGAAGCCGGAACTCGATGCGGCCAAGGGCGTCTTCGCAACCGATGACCGCACGGCCAACATGCCGACTAACCTCCGCGATACGGTAGCCACGATGGCGGCGCAGCGGACGAAGTTGAAGTTGTCTCAGGACTTGAAGGATGCTCCCGCAGGCTCGACCTACGAGCCCGAGGACTACGACCAAGCGCTGGAAGAGACGATGCAGCAGATGGATAAGGAAGGGCTGTTCAAGCCTTCTGTTCCGGGCGGCAATGGCATGTTCGGCAGCGATCCTCAGTACTCCCACATCCCGCCGAAGGTTCAGCCCAAAGCAGGCCCGCAAGCACAGGGTAAGCCGTTGCCGCCTGCCGCAACCGCAGGCAAGTTCGACTCGGTCCTCTCTCTCCAGCAAGCCGTCAAGGACAAGAAGATCAGCCGAGATGATGCTATCGCCTATGCACGTAAACAAGGGTGGGTTCAATAATGGCACAAGCACTGCCTACCGCTAACGATGTGTTTGGTCCGCCGCCCGATCCGGGTGAGGCGGCTGGGTTGCCTAAGGGGCTGTGGCCTTTGGTGAAGGAGCAGGAGAGCAACACCCGGAATGACGCCGTCTCGAAGAAGGGTGCGGTGGGGGCGAGTCAGGTGATGCCCTCGACTGCGAAGAGTCCAGGCTTTGGGCTGGCTCCGTTCGACCCTAAGAACCCGGATGCTGGTGCCCCCTACCTGAAGAAGATGATCGACCTCTCAGGTGGCGATGTCGCCAAGGGACTCGCTCGTTACAACGCAGGGCCTAACGGCAACCTCGATAACCACGAGACCAAGAACTACGTCAACGGTCTGATGACTAAGTGGAAGCCACCGGCATCCGCCTTGTTCGGGGATGATGCACCTCCTGCTCTATCGTCGCTGTCGAAGGGGCCTACGCCTCCTGCCGCTGCGCAGAAGCCTAGCCCCGTCGAACAGAAGCAACAGCAGATGCAACAGGCGCAGAAGGATTCGAAGGAGCATCCGTTACTGGCACAAGCCGGTTTCTTCCACGAGGGGGAGACCCAGCCTGGAGACCCGCTCTACGCCATTATGCATCCGGCAGACAGGGCAGTGGACCTCATGGCGCAGGATGCCAAGACTTTGTTCAGTGACATCGGGAAGTTGGTGCAGAAGCCTTCCATCAAGGGGGCTTTTCATACCGCTCTTGATGCGCTGGGTCTGCCTTTCTCTCCGGTGACGAGTGTGACTCAGGGATTGCTGGGAGACCCTACCAAACAGGTAGCCCATCAACTGGGCATTCCATCGAAGTGGGACCCGACGATTGATACGATCACGCAGATGGCTGCGCCTGTTGGGCTGACCCGGAGCAAGACTCTTCAGGATGCGCTCGACCCGGTGGCGAAGTTCCTGCTCGGTGCCCAAGACACGGCACATGCCAATATGGTTGCGGGGCAATCGGCTCGACACGTGAGCCATCAACTCGCTCGGGCTGAGGGAAAGACTGACGCCATCATGACCAAGTGGATGGCGAGTGTCGACCAGCAACTTCCCGCCAACTACGCCGCCATCAAGGAGGACATCTTCCATGCCTATGATAGTGGGGACACGTCTAAACTCTCGCCGGATGCGCTTGCTTGGAAGAAAAACGTGCTTGATCCGGTGGCTAAAAAGACGGCGCTCCTCCGAGACCGGCTCAAGAACGACTACGGCATCGACGTGGGACCGGACCAAGCGAACTACATAACCCGGCGCCCGATGGATAAGCCGACACGAGGTCTCTTCGGGGACTTCGATGCGCCTATGGATGTCAAGACTAAGCCCAAGACACTGGCGACTGGTGCGCCCGAGTTGAAGGAGCGGACGACCTTCGCTGTCGAGTCCCCTGGCGGCGACCGACTCATCGGTGTCA